TGTGTAATGAAAGACTTGTTAAGAAACACAATACAAATAAGAATGGCATTTACAAAGTTAGAAATCCTAGACGTTCAAATTGTAGATTTTTCTCCAGTTTTGTCAAATATGGATTGACTAAAGTTATAAGATCTGATATTATAAAAAGATGATATTTTTCACTGCTGACACTCATTTCTCTCACGGGAATATAATTAAATACTGTGTCAGACCCTTTCAAAATTCATATGAGCATGATGAAAGTCTGATTGCAAATTGGAATTCTATTGTTACAAAGAAAGATGAAGTATATCATTTAGGAGATTTTGGGTTTGGTAGTCCTACTTATTTAAGTACGATTGCAAATAAATTGAATGGCAAAATTTATCTCATTCGCGGCAATCATGATAAGAGTACTGTCAAAGAGCCATGTGCAAATCGATTTGAATGGATAAAAGATCTTCATGTTTTAACTAGTCAAGTTAGAGGAAATACATATGTGTTTTGTCTGTGCCACTATAGTCTCAGGTCTTGGTACAAAAGTTTTCATGGCAGCTATTGTTTATACGGTCACTCTCATGGCAAACTTCCACATCTTTTTAATTCGTTGGATGTTGGCGTTGACTCAAACAATTACACGCCACAATCATTAGAATCAATCGTCGAAAAGATAAAGACTGAGAACGAGAATATACCAGTCGCGCAAAGGAGAATTTTGGATTGATACTAATAGATTTTCATCCTGTGATGATATCAAATATCACTCAGCAGGTTAAACAGAATTCGGATATTCAGGAAGATCTTGTTAGACATATGGTTCTAACTAGTATTCTTGGATATAAGAGAAAGTTTAGCAACGAATATGGTAAATTAATTATTTGCTGTGATGACAAGTGTAATTGGAGGAAGTCAGTTTTTTCTCATTACAAAGCAAATCGAAAGAAAATCAGAGAAAGATCTTCACTCGATTGGAATGCAGTATTTGATATTCTTCAAAAGATCAAGAACGAAATCAAGGAATATTTTCCATATAAGTATTTGCAAGTTCATAATGCTGAAGCTGATGATATCATAGCTGTAATCTGTCAAACCAAAAATGTACTTGAAAAGGCACTTGTTGTTTCTTCTGATAAAGATATGAAACAACTTCTGAGATATAGTAACGTTAAATTTTACAGCATCTATCATAAGACAATTTTAGATGTAGAGAATCCTAAGAATTTTCTGAAAGAACATATTCTTTCTGGAGATTCGAGTGATGGCATTCCAAATTTTTTATCTGCCGATGATACATTCGTCAATTCAGAAAAGAGACAGTCACCCCTTACACAGAAAAGACTAGCTGAATATATGAATTGCGATCTAAATTCACTTAATGATATGTTAAGAAAGAATTATGATAGAAATAGACTGTTGATCGATCTTGAGTGTATACCAGAAGATGTGAAATTAGCAGTTATAAATGAATATAATACAGTGAATGTATCTGATGGAAAGAATCTATTCAGTTATTTTATGAAGAATCGACTTAAGAATTTAATGACTGATTTGCCGGATTTTATGCAATGAATTTCGATGATCTAGAAAAGGAGTTATTGGATTGGTCGACGATTTTATATCCAAAGTTGGATTCTGAATTAAAGAATGATATAGAATTTCTTGTGAGTAATCCTACAAAAACTCTCGGTTCTAAATATCACGATGCTGGATCTTGTTGGAAATTAATTGATGGTTTAATTGAATATATTAGGAATATAAAAAATGAAAAAGAAAGTAAAGACGGTGACGCCTGAATTGAATTGGGATTTTGATAGAGTTGATTCTGATGTGTTGATTAACATTTATCCCGATGATGCGCCGATTACTACCTCAATCTCACTGCCTATTCAAACGGCAAAAAAATTCGCATTAGATTTATTACAAAATGTTTTAATTATGGAGAATACAAGAGATGTCTAAACAGATTGGCGAAATATTCACAGATCTCAACAAAACAAAAAATAATGCAGAGAAGATAAAAATTCTTCGAGCAAATGATTCAAAGATTTTAAGGGAACTTCTTAGAGTAAATTTTGATAAGAACTTTCAGTTTAGTTTACCAGAAGGAGCTCCACCATATAAAAAATCTACAGAACCCGTTGGAATGGGATATACAACACTTCTCAACGAATGGAAGAGAATGTATCTTTTTGTTAAAGATAAATCTCCTGATGTAAAATCTTTGAAAAGAGAGATGCTTTTCATTAGTCTTCTAGAAAGTCTGGATTCTGTTGAGTCTGAAATTCTATTACAAATTAAAGATAAAAAATTGAAGGGAATTACTCTAAAGCAAGTTCAAGAAGCTTATCCCGATTTTATGAGAAATATCAATGAAGTCAAGACTGATAATTGATTTTAATACTGATAAATTTGAAGATCAAAAAGAGATTCAAGCAATAGTCACTCAAAAACATCTCACGTGGCAATGCGCAATGTTGGAATTTGATAATTGGATGAGATCTATCATTAAGCATTCGATAGCTGAAACTGATGTTGAGCAGATTCGAATAGATTCGATTGCAGAAGTTAGAGAAAAGTTTTATGAGTTTTTAAAAGAAGAAGATTTAGAAATATGTTGAATGTGTTGATTATTCCAAACGAAAGCTTGAGAGTCAAATCCGCCGTAGTTACAGATTTTGATGAGAATCTTCATTTATTTCTCGATCAAATGTATGAGACTGTCAAAGCTCAAGATGGCTATGGTATAGCTGCTCCTCAAGTATCAAAAAATGTTCGAGTGTGTGTTGTTGAATATGATAATGTTAAATATGAAATAATTAATCCAATTATAGTCGAAGCTTCCGGGAAATCTTCAATGAAAGAAGGATGTCTGAGTGTTCCGGGATATTCTGAGTTTGTTGAAAGAGCTAAGAGAGTTAAGATTCAATATCAGAATAGATTCGGCGAATTACAAGAACTCATTGCGGAAAATGAATTTGCGCATGTTGTTCAGCATGAAATTGATCATTTAGATGGAATTTTGTACCTTGATCGATTGAGCAGTCTTAAGAAACAAATTTTCAGAAAATGGTTTAGTAAAAAATTAAAATTTGCCGAGCAGATTCGAAGGCAAACTATTCGTCGGGCTAAAAAAGAAGCTAAAATACAATTGAAAGAAAATAAAAAAAATGATACAATAATGTCTTCTTTAACACCAACATCGGAAGAGATAGATATTTCTTCGAATAATAAATGATAAAATATGTCTGAGAAAACAGAATACGATAACTTAATAGGAAAAAGTGCGAATACTAATCCATTGGCAGGATTAGCTGAGAAAACGCAGTATGATAAAGAATGGAAAAAACACTGGAAAGAAATGCCAGAGTTTGAACAAGAGGAAAATAAACCATTCAAAACAATTTATCTTCATTTTCGCAACGAAAAAGACTATGAGGAATTCGCAGAATTAATTAATCAGAAATTAACGGATCAGACCAAATCAATATGGTATCCAAAACTTGACGTTACAAAGAATTCTCTTCTAAGATGGATCGAGGGTGATCGATAAAATATTTATTCCAACTGTAAAAAGAGTTGAGAATCAAATAACATATAACAATCTTCCCGACGAATTGAAAAAAAGAGTTGTCTTTGTTGTTCAAGCCTGGGAACGAGATCAATACAAATATGATACTGAATATCTAGTATTGCCTGATACTGAAGAATACAATGTTAGTAATCGTTATTGTTTGACAAATACAAAAAGACTCATTTATGAAGAAGGTAAAAATATAAAATATGCATTGCTTGATGATGATCTGAAATTTGGAAGAAGAAATGCCAAGTATTTTGGTGATGCCGTCAATATGGAGAGGTCAAAAAGATATGCAACAAATGATGATGTAATTCAGATGTTTGATTTATATGACACTTGGTTAGATGAAGTCACTGTCTGTGGATGTGGATTTGTTGATAGACCTCCAAGAAATGAAAGATATCGTGATAATGCATCTTTAAGCAGTGCTTTATGGATAAATGGTTCTCATTTCTCCCACATTCTGAAAGATTTGGATTTAACTTGCGTTGGAGTGGCACAAGATGTTCTTTTTTTGTTGACTTTATTAACAAGGGGATTTGCAAATAGAGTTAGTGAGGAGTATATTTTTTTTAATGCTAGTACAATTCAAAAAACAATGAAGTCTCCTCAATGGGATAAAATGAAAGCCGAGGAAGTACAGAAAGATCATGAGATTTTGGAAAAACAATTTCCTGGAATTTTTCAAATTCTAAGAGATGAGAGTGGTTCTAGAATTCACGGAGGATTTAGAAATCATGGAAAATCCAAAATCAATTGGAACAAAGCATTCAAACAATCACAATTAACAACATTAAAGAATTTGTTAGTAGAATAATGACAACTAATCCTCGTCATCCCATATACATCGTATCCAAGAATCGTTCAGATTCTATGTTTACTTCTCGTTCTCTATCTAGAATGAAAGTTCCTCATAATATAGTGATAGAACCACAGGATTTTGATTCTTATAATAAAGCACTAGATAATTTTCAAATTCGAGATTATGTAACATTGCTTGTTGCGCCGTTTTCAAATCATGGAGATGGACCTGGAAGAGCAAGAAATTGGGCGTGGGATCATGCAATTTCTCAGAATGCAGAGTATCATTGGGTAATGGATGATAATATTTCCGATTTCTATCGATTGCATAAGAATCAAAGAATACGAGTAGAAAGCGGTTGTCTATTTCGAGCGTGTGAAGATTTCACAGAGAGATATGAAAATGTTCCGATGTCTGGATTGCAATATAGATTTTTTGTTGCACCAAATCAGTCATATCCTCCATATGTAATTAACACCCGCATATACTCTTGCAATTTAATTAGAAATAATTGTAAACACAGATGGCGAGGTAGATACAATGAAGATACAATTCTAAGTCTTGATATACTCAAAGATGGAGATTGTACAATACAATTCAACTTCTTTCTACAGGGAAAATGTGCAACTCAGACTGTTAGCGGAGGAAATACATCAGAATTTTATCATGCAGAAATTGGACTCAATGAAGAAACCGGAGAGGCAATAAAGTCTGAAAGTCTAGTTAATAGGTATAATGCTGACGGTACAATTGCTAAGTCGAAAATGTTAGAAGATATCCATCCAGATGTTGCAAAAGTTGTTTGGAAATATGACCGTTGGCATCACTACGTTGACTATAGTCCGTTCAAAAACAATAAACTAAAGCTAAAACCGGGATTAAAATTTTCCGACAAACCAAACAACTATGGACTTTATTTAATTGATAATTACGGATTATGAATCCATATTACGAAGACGAATCCGTGAAAATTTATCACGGAGATTGTAAAGAAATTTTGCCCCAGCTAGAGAAAGCAGATTTACTCATTACAGATCCGCCATATGAACAGTCTAGTGCTGGTGGTGGACTAATCAAACAAAGAGAAACTTTTCAAAAGATCGGTAAAGATTTGTCATCATTCAATCTTGATGATTTCTGGTCACCTCTTTTGCATTGTACAAAGAATAAACATGCTTATATCTTTTGTTCTAGAAGCACACTGCCTCTTCTATGTAGACACGCAGATGCACAAGAACTTAATTGGGACATTTTAATCTACGGTAAGAATAATCCTATACCAATGAAAAACAATAGATATCTGTCTAGTTTCGAATTTCTGTTTTTCATGAGAGGTACAAACTGTTATTGGAATAATCATGCTACATTTTCACATTATTCTAAGATTAAAATGGTAAATTGTATTCCTTCAACATTCGGTCATCCCACAGAAAAAAATGTAAACATCATTCAAGAGTTAATTGATGTTTCTAGTTTAGAAAATCATGTAATTATTGATCCATTTCTCGGTTCAGGTACTACATTAGTAGCAGCTAAAAATTTGGGCAGAAAAGCTATTGGGATAGAACTTGAAGAAAAATATTGTGAAATTGCAGCTAAAAGACTTTCAAATACAGACAAAATTAATAGACTAACATTTAAATGAAAATTCGTTGTTACAAATGCCACAAAGAGTCAAAAGACTTTGACTATATAGTAAGTGCAGCAAAAGAATTGTGCTGTGAGCCGTATGAATATGTAATTTCCTACGACCCTGAGTATAATCCGAGCACGGGCGCATTTTTATGTCAGTATTGTTATATTGAAAAGTTGAATGACGGAAAAAATTCTAAACCCAGAAAATAACATTGTAATTCTTTGTCGACCAGAAAAGCACACAGTCGTTGATATATCAGATAGTAACATTACAATTAGAGGTAGTGTTTCTGGCACTAAATATCAAAGAACTTTTAAGATTGGCGATCTTGTTGAATATGATTCAGACTATAACGGATCATTATTCGGTAAACTGAAACGTATATATAAGAATGCTGTTTTGATTACATCAAATCAAAGAATATACAGAGTTTCTTTATTTGATTTTGCTAGAAGAAATTGGGATCTCAAGTCAGAGGAATTATAAATGCCTTTATATCGATTTTATTGTTATTCATGTGGACATGTTTGGGAAGAGTCTAGAACTGTTGCTGAAAGATTAGAGCCAACAAAAAAGCCCTGTCCGGAATGTGGCGCAGTACATGGAAAAAAGACAAAAGATGGAGATCCGTCTGGCGTTGATATACTCATATGTGCAACTGCAATAGGAGATTCTGTTAGATTGGGAATTACAAAGCCTCGCGGAGACTTTCGCGAAATCTTACAACAAATCAAAAAGAACAATCCAAAAAGTACTTTAGATATATAGTATAAATATTGATGTGTTCTGAACAGTTTAAAAAAAGTTCAGTTATTAAAAACACTTAAAAAGATTTTTACAGGAGATTTAATTATGGCCACATCAACAGGAACTATCGTCTTCTACGACCGAGCATTGCTTACAATGTTCTCGGGTTTAAATTGGACTAGTTCGTCATTAACATTTACAATGGGACTTGCAACAACAAGTTATACGCCAAATGTTGCATCACAGACGATCTATGCAAATATTGGTTCAGGACAACATTCAACTACTTTTGGATATACGCAGCCCGGATTAACACTTTCCGGCGTTTCGTACACAACAACCGGAACAGCAGGAAGTCTTCTTGGCACATTCGATTTTTCTGATCCAACATGGACAGCAGCCAGCGGATCAATCGTTGCAAAATATTATTTCATTTATACTCCGACATCAGTAACAATTGCTGGTGCCACAGCTGTAGCTAATACACTTCTGGCATATGGATTACTTGATAGCTCGGGGGCAGTAGTCACAACGACAGATACAAATACATTAACAATTAATGTTGATGCATCTGGATTCTTTACTACAGCATTTGTGTAATAAAATCGATTCGATTTTAGTTAATTATTTACTTGGGCAATTTTATATTGCCCATTTTCTTATAAATAATTAAAGATATTACACGGAGATTCTTTGAATGTCAGACACAGTAGTTATAGATGCAACGGGCAACAGTGAAACCAGTACTACTGCTAGAATTGCAACCGATGAAATCGTCAGGAATTCTGTAACTGAACATCAGCAAATAATGAAGTTGTCTCTTGGTGCTGATGGACAATCTTCTCTAGTTCGAATAGGTCAACAGCCATCAGTAAGTTCTATACCAGTTGTCATAGCAAGTGATCAATCATCATTGACTGTTTCTGGTTCTGTTACTGTATTAAATTCTAGTGTCACAATTTTTGGAAGTGTTACTGTTAATAATCAAATTAGTTCAGTAACAGTAAACAATACATCTTTTAGCACAACCGTATTAAATTCTTCATTAACTATTTCGGGCACGGTTACTTGTCAGCCACACTCAGTGACAGTTAGTAATTCTGGATTTAATCAGCTAAATGCTATGCCGTCTGGCACAAATTCTATCGGATCTGTTACAGTTTTAAATCCGTCTATTACTGTTTCCGGTAGTATGTCAGTAAACACTGAAACATCTGTAACAATAAGAAACACAACATTTTCTGTTACTGTACTGAATCAAGTTTCTTCTGTTACAGTTAATAATACTCAGTTTAGCACAACTGTTCTCAATACAACCAGATCTGTCACCGTATTGAATCCATCACTAATAGTGGCTGGAAGTGTATCTGTAAATACAGAACCCTCAGTAACAGTAAGAAACACCACTTTCAGTGTCACAATACTGAATCCAACTGTGTCTGTATCAGTTCAGAATACAGTTACTAGTGTTACAGTAAACAATACACAGTTTTCTGTTACTGTTTTAAATGCATCAACAACAGTTTCCGGTTCAGTTACAGTATTAAATCAAATAACATCTGTAACAATTAATAATGTTCAATTCAGTACAACAGTATTAAATCCCAGCATCACAACTATTCCGGGAGATGGTTGGGTATCTGGACTACAAAATAATGCATCATTATCTGGTGCTTATGGAATACCAGTTCAAGTAAATAATGGCTCTTTGACTGCCGAGTGGTTAAAACAACCAACAACACCGAGTGACACGCAGATCATTTCTGGTTCTGTTACAGTTTCTAATCCTGTATCTTCTGTAACAGTTTATGGTTCTGTTACTGTTAGCAACGCACAGTTCAGTGTTACTGTTTTAAATACATCAACAACGATTTCTGGTTCTGTTACTGTAAACAACACAACATTTAGTGGTTTGCTGCCACTCACATCTGGCGGTTGTACAACATTTAAATCTGTTGACCTGGACGAAACGGAAGAAGAAATAAAATCAACTGCGGGTCAAGTTTTTGGTTGGTACATGTTTAATGCATCAACATCTGTTAGATTTGTTAAGTTTTATAATGCTACTGCGGCAAGCACAACCGTGGGCACAACTGTTCCAGTTATAACTATGGGAATACCAGCAGGAGCAGCCGCGAATGCATTTAATTCACACGGAATAGAATTTAATACTGCAATTACGGTAGCATCAACAACTGGAATAGCAGATAACGATACTGGTGCACCGAACGCAAATGATGTTAGTGTAAATATTTTTTACAAGTAATTTAAAATGGCAACGACCTGGCTAGTTAGAAACGCAACGGCAACTGGAGCGATCGGACACAGTTTCAATTCTTCTGGTGGAACAGATACCTACGGCAATAGTAGGTTTTTTACCTCTTTTGATCTAACTGCATACTCTGACGCCGATGTTGTGATTTATGGACCGACAGCAGATGGAACGCTGATTAGGACTGAAACTGTACCAAGCGGTGACCCGCCAACACCAGTAGGTTAATCATGACAACGCCTTATAGAGTACAAGTGCAAGTAAGAACAACCGCTGTAAGTACGGGCGTTCCGGTGGTGTGTGAGTGGACGCAGGGCGCTGATAATTGGGGAACGGCAATCGAATCAGACGGGCGCGATTGGACTACAACCGATGAGCATACTGAAGAATCAAACTCAATGACCTCGGCTAATACTTATTATACATGGGAAATAGATCCTTCTGCGCTAGACTTCACTAAAACTTTATACATTCGTTTCCGCGACACAACAGAAAACTCGACGAACATAAAAAACTGCGCAATAGCAAGTCAAAATAATTCAACCACCGCATACAGACCCCAATTAATTATCACATTTGCTAATCCAAATCCGTCAGGACCACCAATTAGACTTTTAGCATCTTTAGGAGTAGGATAATGGAAGAAATACAAACCGAACCATCAAAAACTGAAGTTGTACAACCAGTTCAGAAGAAAGTTATTCGAGATGTTTATTCTGGTCCAAGTAGACCAATGCAGCAAGATGATAATAACGATTTAACTAATTAATACAGGAGAATAAATGACAAAATCAAAATACGTTACACCGGAAATGCTTGTTCAGTTCAGGGAGGAGCTTTTGAAGATGATTGTCGAGGGGCGCAAATGAAATGGCTTTTACTTTTAATTCCGGCGCTCGTATGGGCGCGTATGCGGCGAGGACATAGCGCATGACCTTAGTTTTAGATGAGAGCATAGCACTTTTCTCGCAAACGCTCCATCTGCAATACACCTATACAATGACTAAGCAGTTAAATACTGCGCCGACCGTAGTTTTGCTTTGCTATGGTTCATCGGTTGGGGGGTCGGAGGCTCCTCCGGTTTCCGTCACTTACGGGGGCGAGGATATGACGCTAATCGGAACGCATGGTTCCGGCAACTTGACTCGCCGCATTTACGCGCTTGTGAATCCTCCCTCTGGTATCCAAGATTGTGTTATCACTATCCCAACCGGGGCGGGCTACTACAACATATTCGGTACGCTCACTAGCTATAGTGGATCTTCCGTCGAGTCAATTAGCACCAGTAGCAACGGTTATGGACTCTACGATCCAATGGTGAGTTTCGGGGCGCATACCAATTCGTTACTACATGTATTCTCACAGTTTTTTGGGTTTGTGAATCGATTTGATTCGGCAAACGGAGTTGAACTCGGCAGGTGGCAGAGTAACCAACTGGGCGCGGCTTACGAATTGGCTGGTGGGAGTGGTAACATAGATTGGGACTTTGCGGGGGAGAGTCCTTTGAGCCTTAGCGTTGTTGTTGAGATAATGCCAGTCGCGGTGATACCAGTTCGCAAGAAGTTCCCGTTTAGGATGGCGATGTAACTGACAATGACATCGCATATCGACTAAGATCACCGCGGGAAGAGACACCCAAAACACGCCAAAATTCAATAATTCACAAACATTAAATATACATGTATTAGTATACGTGTATTCTAAATGTCACTTTTAACGTTTTTTCTAAGACGCGGAAAACGCAAAGATCCAACGACGATTGTTCTTTCAACCAAGAACATTGTCATACAATCTCACGTTCCTAC